TACTGATTCAGCAGGAATTTCTAACAGTTGGAAAATGTCACCATTAGCAATAGTAGCACCTGCAGTAATCATAGCATCAATATCTAAGATTGCTTCAATGGTGCGAACATTGTTACCAACAACTGTAGGAACAGCAAGAACGTTTGCTCCTACACCAGCGGTATCAATGGAAGTCATGTCAAAAGTAGCCATAGTTTATGTCTCCCCTATGCTGCGTTATAACGAGCAGTAACAATAGCTTCTGGACGAAGTATCTTCCTACCGTATAAGTGCATACCACGAACGATGTCAGCAAAGCTGTCAGGGTCACGATACGTTTCTGTCTTGTTGATCTGCTCTGCAGTAGCTACAGAAGAGTCATGACCAGCAATAATTACTCCAAGGTTAGTCAGCTGATTAGCTGTACCTGATGTACCTGGTCCAGTTCCTAGTGCAGGAAGATTAGACGAAGTATATACACGGAAACCGTGGAAGTTATTTAAGGTCAAACCATTACGTAGTCCACCAGCTTCACCCCAATCAGATTGCATTAGGCGTGAATCTTCATCAGCTAAGATCTCCATGAACACTGGATCAACTACTAGCCAGCGACCTTGTGAGTCAACTTGCTGTTGGTCGAGCAAACGTTTCATGCGTGAGATTATCATCGCTGGTGAAACAGTAGCAGTTGGTAACGAGGTAGCACCTGGCATACGTGCAGTCACAGGAATTGAGTGAGTGCCAGCAGACGTAGTAGTTATATTTCCAAAATCGCCCTTGTGGAGCTGCATTGAAGATAGTAACTCATTCGCACCTGCAGAGCTTACAGCTTTAGTACCATTAACAGTTGTGTTAAGAGCATCAGCTTTGCTATGTAGAGCAGACTGTGCATAGCCAGACATATAGCCAAGAACTTCTTGGTCATGATTGTCAGCTAAACGATATGCAGCACGATTGGTTGCAAGGTCCATGAAGTTTACATGAGTATGAGCTTCTTCAATATCATCCATCTTAAAGGCAAAATAGTTAGCCTTATCAATGACTAATGAAAAATCGTCATCCTGTAAATCTTGGGCCGTGACGTTTGTGCCACGTGCATATGAAGATACACTGATCTCAGGTTCTTTGATAATTTTTACTGTATCACCTTGTGATGCAATTTCACCAAAATAATCTGAGTTTGTAATGTCGCCACATACAGTACTCTTGCGGAAAGCAAGTTGTACTTTTTTTGAATAGATTACTGGGCTAAAGTTACCATTTGGTAAGTTGCCATAACCTGTTGCGGTTGTAAAAGCCATGAGATAAATCCTCCTGTTAAGTGTTTGGCTTTCGAAATTGAGATACACATCTCATTTAAGAGTCAGTTGCTGTGCATCTCGACTCAATAAACTAAACAACATTTTTAAAGAGGCTGAGAGTTTTCTAGGGTGCAAGTTAAATCAGTCGGCCAACCGATATAAACTTGGGCCTGTACTTAATCAGGTAGTTCTTAATAGTGTGTTTCAGTTTTGGGAAGCAGAGTACGAGGTAGTCCTAGTGGAGGCTCATTGTAATCTGCCTTTAGTTATACTTCTAGTTGAACATTTGTCAAGTGTTAACGTGCACTTCCAGAAATATCATAGACGAATTTACCATTACGCATGGCTTTATTAATATCATCCATGTTAGTTTCAAAGTCTTTAGAGGACATCTTAGCTACATCAGACTCACGGATTTGTCCGTCAACGTCATTAGCATCCACTTTAGTCTTTGAAGTCTTACTAACCATTGAAGCAGCTGCTTTAGTATTAGCTTTCTTAGCTTCTTTGGTCATTCCTTTGTCGATCTTATAAAGATCAAGAACTCTTACTACAGAACGAGCATCGTCAGCATTCTCATATACTGCATCCTGAACCCACTTAGGTTGTTCATCTGCCCAATCATGAAAGTCATCTGACTCACGGATCTTTACAAAGTCTGAATGTGACTCTACAATAATTGATTCCGCTGTCTTACGTAAAGTTTCACTCTGCATTTCATCTAAATGTTGTAAGCGTGTCTCTGCCTTACTAAACATTTCTTTAGCTTTTTTAGCTGCAATAGTTTCTACTATGCCAGCAACATCAGGATTCTGTGCTGCCCACTCTTCAATATCTTGATCTGACTTAGGAGCTACAATACTATCACCATTCTGATAGGACTCTATTGCACTGATACGTTCTTGCCAGTCTTTTTCTTTTTCTGCCATATGACGACGAAGATCACCATAACGTTTCTTAAAAGATTTTTCTTCACGGTTTAGGTCTGAGTCATCTTCCGATGTTTCACCTTCCGCTGTGGCTTCTTTTTGTTTGGGATTACTTGCATCCGATACTTCGGTTGTCTCAGATCCTTCGCCATTGGGTTCTTCTTCGTACTCTTCTCCACGGGCCTCTGCCTCTAGTCGTGCAATTTCTTTTTCTTCAGCTTCCATTGCTGCACGTTTTTTAGTTTGATTATAACCACGGTCTACAAAACCTACAGTCTTTGGGGATTCTATTGTATTTAGTTCAGGCATATTATATTCCTTATGTTGGGGCCAGCAGTATAGCTGGGTAGCCTTATCGTTGTATTATTACTTCTTATTACGTTTCATTAATCCTCCTTTATTCATACCAAATTCACCGCTTTGATTTTGTGTTGGTGCTAATTCTTTTTTTATACTACCGCTATCAATTGCTTTTTGTATTTTATCTTCTTTGTCTTTTTTTACTTTTAAATTTTTACTTGCAAGAGAAACTTTATCTTGTTGAGTTAATCTTTTTCTATCTTCTTTGTTTTGTCTTTTTCTTCTTTGCATATCAGCAGTGCTTTCAGTTGTAGAAGAACGTTCTTTATTACGTTGAGTAATAGATTGATCTACTCTAGCTGCAGCTTTAGTTAATACAGGAGTTTTACGTTTAGGTTTATCTTTAATTTCTGGTTTACTACGACTACCTAAAATATCTTTAAAGATTTTTATTTGGTCTGCATCCCAACTTGCTTGATCATTTATATTAAGATTTTTTAGTTTTAACTCAGCACCAAAGATAGCGTTAGCAAAACCATAACCATTACCAGCAGCAGTTTTACCAAGAAAACTATTGGCTATTCCACCAGCAGTTTTTAAAAATGTTTCGATTTGAAGTTGAGCAGCTTTTTCTGCTTCTGGATTTCTTGATGCTTTGGCTATTAACTCTGCAGCTTTAAGTTTAGATAAAGTATCTACTGCAGTAAAAGCTGGTGATACTGACTGAAGTACAGCCCCAAGAATACCTGTTGATTTAGTTTTATCAACTTCTTTTGGAGCACTAACATCAGTAAGATATTTATTAAAAGCCTCTGGGTCAGCCCAATCTATTGAACCATATAAATTAGTATACTCAGTGTAATCTCTTTCTTCAGGTGGCTTAGAGTCATCATCATCATTATTGTTGTTTGCTTGCATTGGATCAATAACACACATCTGAGTTTTTTCATCAAAGATTTGACCAGGAGGACATACTGTAGTTACAGGTGGAGCTTCTTGTTGTCCACTAAAAGGAACACTTGTAGCTCCTTGATATATTTGAGATCCACCTAATGTATTAAATTGAGATGGAATATAAGTTTGACTTGTTGCATAAGATGATCCTGGAACGGCATACGTGCCAGCAGCAGCTGCGATAGGTTTATCAGTTATTGGATTAGTTGTTTCTGGTGGAGAGTTACGTTCTTGCATTTGCTCAGGTTTTTGATCAATCTTTGTTCTATTAACTTGTATACCTCTTCCAGCTAACTCTTCCATCATACTTGGATTTTGCCTAGCTAATTCCATAAATTTATCAATAGCTTCATCTATTTTTTTAGGGCTATTAGAAAGAGCTTGGGTTACTCCACCTTCAGCAAAAGCTACAGGAGATCCTTTATCTCTCATTATTTTATTAATGGCGGGATCATTTTTAATTGTATACTCCAGTTTATCCATAAGGCCACCATCGGCCATAGCAGATCCACTTAGCATTTTTTCAATTCCTGCAAGATCTTGATTACTTAAACCTTCTTTTTCAAGTTCAGGTCCAACAGGTTCTCCACCAATTCTACCATCTTGTTCCATCTGTTGTAAGCCCATCTTGGCTTCTCTACGCATATCTTCAAATACACGTACACCAAAGTAACGTACCACATCAGCAGGTACTACGTACTCACCTTCTGATAGTTGTGCTGGGATGTCATCACGTACTTCACTAGCAAGAGAACCTGAAGGTACTTCATTACCTGATACTGGATCACGGTTCATACCATCGTCAGCTATGCCACCTTCTTTAGACATTTTTATTTCATTAGCCATTAACATATTCCCTAAGCTGTTTTAGTTTACGAAAAGCAGATGCTTGTCCCTGTAACCTGTATAAACTTTCTGCATCTGAAGCCTGTTCCATCATCCTATGTACATTAGATAATCTAACATCCATCTCTTCTAAAAAAGAATCCCATAAGGGTTTATCATTTACTAAAGGCTTTAGATTGTTCATGCAGCACCTTGTCCAGTGTTAGCTGTAAATCCAGGTTCTCCTGGTGTAGGTACTGAACCAGTGCCTATGTTTCCACCACCGCCACCTTGGGTGTCACCTGCTTGTGCTCCTGGAGGACCAGCTGGTGGTTGACCTTCTGGACCTGCTTGAGGTGCTGGAGGTGTTGGATTAGACTCTTTCCATTTCTTTAAGATCTCTGCTTGTATAGATGCATCAGACATAGAGTTTACAATTTTATCTGGATCAAGTTCCATAGACTTAGCAATCTCACGAATAATATAATCCATCTTAGCAAATGGAGCTAGTACTGGATTCTGTACAACTTGTAGGAATGACATCAATCGTTGACTACGTACTTCATTAGCCATTAAGCTTTCTGTACCACGAGCCTTTACATCAAGATCACCCTTAATGCTTTCGTCATAGTCAAACTGCATGTTAAAGTTAAAGAAAGCTTTAGACAGTGGGCCTAGTAGATAGTCATCTACGTTTTTAACAACGTTACGAATACTACCATTAGCAGCAGACATAAGCATAGAGATACCAGAAGCAGTACGTCCTACGCCAGATACACCTGTTTGTCCGTGGGCAAATGAAGGAAAGCCTGTAGACTCATCCGATAGTACACGAGCTTTATCAAACATCTGCATGTTCTCATTAGATACGTTAGGAAATTTAGTTCCAAAGAGAGCTTGACCAGGTGCACCACCTTGACGCCTAAAGACTTTTCCTGGATATACTGATAGGTCTTGTCCAGGAACTAAGTTAGTCTCATCAACCTCAATTAACATATTACCAGATAATGCAGCATTGTCAACAGCCATACGCATAAAGCCATTCATCAATGTTTGAGTATCATCCATGTTCTCAGCAATACCTACACCAAATAAACTATAGGGGCTTACCTCATAAGGTACAGCATAGTAAGGAATATTTGTAGGAGTAAACGGATTCATGACTAGTCTAAGAACTTGACCATTACATACCCAGATATTAACAGAGACTTGATCTAAATCTTTTAAGTTATCTGGAATATCTACATCATGCCCTTCAAGAACTTCTATATCTACATTACCCCAAAACTCTAGGACTTCAAAGCGTTCTGCTTTAGAGTCATTAGAGTCATCTTCCATAGCTTGCTCCCACCACTCTTTAGAGTAGGACTCGCCCATACCAACTGCACTGTCGATAGCATTCTTACGGAAGAAAGGTCTACGTTTAAGCGCACGTAATTGCGTACGTGACATCTTATGTCGTTCAATTACATATTCAGCCTCATCCATATTAGCAGCGTCTGGGTCTGGATAAAAATTCCAAATAGATACAGAAGAAGTTTGAGGTATTGTTTTAATTATAGGTTTGTATTCACCCTCTACATACTTAGGGTATTCTTTGTCTACGGCAAATGGACCCTTCATAACACCTGTACCAAACAATGCACATTCAAAAGCAGCAACACGTAATTGTTTATTTGCATTAGACTCTTCTAATTGATCATGGATTTTCTTTTCCATTTTCTTTGCAGAGATCATTGCAGGGTGTAAAGTAACTTCTGTAGCTGTACTACCTGTACCTTCTTTAAGTATATCTGCTACAGGTTCTAGTTTACCCTTAAGACCAGCAAGACGTTCTCGTAAATCTACAACAGTTTCTCCAGGCATAAGTTTAGTTTCTTCTGGACTAAACTCTTCTTTAGCTTTCTGCATATCAGGATTAGATTCAAAGTTTACAGACTCTGCAACACCCTCAGGTAAAGTAGTAGGATCAACTGTGATTGGAAATTTATTATTGCCAAAGAGTACATCTACAATTTGTCCATAAGCAGCAAGAACTTTTGTTTTAGTAACCTTAACAAATATGCGAGATTTTTCTGTAGAAGTAAATTGAACATCTGGACCATATAAACCACGGTAGTTACGATACGATTGTATCCAACGCCTTTCTTCAGTTTCACGATAGGTAGAAGCTTTATAGTAATGTTCTTTTACAAACCCAACAACAGTTCCTGCACTTGGATCAGAATAACTATCTTCATCCATATCTTCTACTGCGTTAGACTCTACTGAATCCATTGCCATGTTATCTTCAAAAAGATCATCTTCTGCCATTATTTTTCCTTAGTAACCAAAGGTTGGGTCGCTTGCTTGAAATCCTGAATTAGATGCAGGGTTATAGTCAAACAAACTACTTCTAGGTCTTGTCATAACTCCGTACCTCAAAGCATCATACAAGTGGTCTTCTGCGTTCGTGTCTACATCCTCTGGATTTTTTTTATCTAAAGGTATAGCAGGTAGTTGAGATATAATATTAGGACAGTTATTAAAAAATACTAGTCTAGGTTCTTCTGTAAACTCATCTACTTGTAATCTTCTATGTAATTCGTTCTTACCTGATACACGAGAGCCTCTGGATCTATCTGCTGGTCTCCACCTGCATCCCTTCATAATCATTTGTTCTGCCAGAGATGGACCAGTATCACCACGTTTATGCCACAAAGAACTATCAAGCACACCATACCGTATT